CCTCGGTGCTCATGGGCATCTGCCAGGGGCCCATCGGGGCCATCGCCCGCATCTGGAAGGGCAAAGAGCTTTTCACCGGCGGCTGGTCGGCGGCGCAGTTCGAGACTGCCGCCGAGACCTACACCCCGCCCGGTTCTGGCGCCATGACCTACGCGCTCACGCATGGGGCGTCGCTGATAGGGGCGCCGGTCGTCAGCTACCTGGTCAGCCGCGAGGTTGTCGGTGAGTCCACCAGTTGGACGTACGAGCAGCCGGTGCAGCTGGCCGGCGGCGTCGACTACAGCCTTTCGGCGGGCGTCATCACCGTGCTCAACGAGGCCTTGCGCGGGCAGCTGCTGAGCATTGGCTACCAGTGGGGCGCCGGCTCGCCAGACCTGTCGCCGCTCACCGAGCTGGGTATCTCGTTGGCCAGCGGCGACATGAGCCAGACGGCGCCGGCCTGGCTGACCGCCAGCCACCCTGGCGAGGCGCTGGCCTACCCCGGCCTGGCCTTTGTGCACGCGCAGGGCTACAGCCTGGGCACGGGCGCACAGGTCGACAACCACAGCTTCGAGGTGCAAGGCTCGGGCGCCTATGCCTACGGCGCCGCACTGCCCGACTGCAACCCGGCGCAGTTCGCAGCCGATCTGCTGGCCAATGGCCGCTACGGTGCCCGCATGCCCGCCGCCACCATCGACGTGGCCGCGTGGTCCGACTACTGCGCCGCAGCCGGCCTGCTGATGAGCCCGCTGCTGACCGAGCAGGTGCGCGCTGGCGACTTCGTCGAGCAGATCTGCAAGTTCACCAATGCCGCGCCGGTCTGGAGCTTCGATCGCCTGCGCATCGTGCCCTACGGTGACGCGGCCATCACCGGCAACGGCGTCACCTACACGCCCAACACCACCCCGCTGTACGACCTGGACGACGACCACTGGCTGGCCGAAGGCTCGGACGACCCGCTGCACTGGCAGGTCAAGGAGCCCAGCGACCGCTACAACCATGTGCGCGTCGAGTTCAACGACCGCAGCAACTACTACAACAAGACCATTGCCGAAGCCAAGGACGATGCCGACATCGACACCCGCGGCTTGCGCACCATGGCCACCATCAGCGCGCCCTGGATCTGCGACGCGGCCGTTGCGCGCCTGGTGGCCCAGATCGTCCTGCAGCGCAGCCTCAACATCAGCGGCACCGGTGTCGTGCGCCTACCCTGGGCGTTCTGCCTGCTGGAGTGCATGGACCTGGTCACGCTGACCGACAGCGCGCTGAGCTTCGACAAGCTACCGGTGCGCATCACCTCCATCGGCGAAGACGAAGAAGGCACGCTCGAGCTCGAGGTTGAGGACTGGCCCCTGGGCAGTGCTTCAGGCACGCGCTACCCCAGCCAGGTGGCCGGCGGCTTCAAGCACGACTACAACGCCGCGCCGGGCAGCGTGGCCGCGCCGGTGATCTTCGAGGCGCCCGGTGCGCTGACGCTCAACGGCCTGGAGGTGTACGTCGCGGCCACCGGCCTGGGGGCAGCCTGGGGCGGCTGCAACGTGTGGGTCTCGCTCGACGGCAGCAACTACAAGCGGGTGGGCACCATCAACGGCGGCAGCCGCTACGGCAACTTGTCGGCGTCGGCTGCCAGCTCGGGCACGGTAGCGGTGGAGCTGCTGCGCGGCGCGCTGATCAGCGGCAGCGTCGACGATGCGGCCGCCCTGAACACGCTGTGCTTCGTGGGCGGTGCGGCCGAAGAGTTCCTGGCTTACGAGACCGCCACCCTGACCAGCGCGCTGCACTACGACCTGGGATCGAACGTGCGCGGCGCCTACGGCACGGCCGCGGCCGCGCACGCCTCGGGCGCGGCCTTCGTGCGTGTCGACGACGCCGTGGCGCACAGTGGCCCCATCGATCTGGGCTACATCGGCCGCACCATCCACATCAAGCTCACCAGCTTCAACGTGTACGGTGGCGGCGAAGAGCTGCTGTCGGCGGTGACCGACTACACCTACACGGTGACCGGCGTGCGGATCTATGGCAACGCCGGCGCCGCGGCGCTGGCGGGCATTGCCACCATCGCATCGGACGGCGTGCTCAGCCCGAACGAAAAGCCGCGCGTCATCCTGGACCGGGATGTGATCGTGGCCGAGCAGTCGGGCATCGATGCGCAGGCCACCAACTACGCCGTCACCACCGAGAAGACCACGTACGACACAGCGGTGTCGGCGCTGACCACCTACCTGGCCACGCTCACAACGCCCGTAGCCTGGGACAACCTGACCGGCAACACCACGATCACCGGCACCACGTTCCGCGGCAAGTTCGCCGACGTCTACGCCGCACGCCAGGCGCTGCACGACAAGATCGCCGCCAACGCCAAGGCACGGCTGGGGGCGCTGGCCACGCTGAACACGGTGGACACCGCGCAGATCCTCGACAACGCCGTCAGCTACACGGCCACCTATTCCGACGCCACCGGCGTGTCGGTTTGCCCCAGCTGCTGAGGTCGACATGGCGCACATCTCCGGGACGTTTTCCAACGCATCAGCAGGTCGGCTTCGCATCACGCTGACCGGAACCTTCTTCGAAACAACCGACCGCGATGCTGGGTTCCCGGCAGGGACCAGCAACTACCTGCTGCGCGGTGTGGTCAACGGCAACAACACCGAGCCGATCGACCGGTTCGCGCCGGTGACGCAGCTCGAGCTGGACTACCCCGGTGGTAGCGCCTCGTGGGCGGTCTCAACCGAGACGGTGGCCACTGCCACCGGTGGCGTCGCCACCTATGGGCTCAAGAACCTGAAGATGGTCCTGCAGCTGACCAAGAAATGAGCATGAGCACCTGGCACTTCTTCGACCTGGCCACCGGGCTGTTCAGCGGTGCGTCGTTCACGGGCACGCCAGAAGAGCTGGCCCGCCAGCTGGCGCACAAGGGGCCGGGCACCGGCGCCCACGAGGGCGAGGTCGACCACCTGTGCCAGAGGCGGTCGCTTACCAGCCCTGACCTGGTCGACTACAAGCCCGAGCCGCCGTACGACGGCACAGACCTGACGCTGTACGTGTGGTGGTGGGACACATCGGTCAAGCGCTGGAAGTTGCGCCCGCGTCTCAAGAAGATCAAGGCCGACAAGTGGGCTGAGATCAAGGCCGCGCGCGATGCCGCCACCGACCTGCCGCTGCCCACTGAGTTCGGCGCCTTCGACCACGCCCCACCATCCCGCTCCGCCATCCTGGAAATGGCCTCTGGTGCCAGCGTCACCAGCACCGATGTGGTGGCCACGCTGGCCGACAACACCACCGTGCAACTCACGCCCAGGCAGATTGCCGCGGTGCTGGCGCTCAGCCACACGCGGGTGCAAACCCAACGCGCCACAGCCACCGCTTTGCGCGCAGCCATCGACGCGGCAGTCAATGCGGCTGCAGTGGCTTCCATCAGCTGGCCAACCGAGACCCCCACGCCATGACCGAACCCACCCTTTCTCCCAGCGTTGGCATCGTCTCGCTTGCGGTGGTGCTGATGGGCCCCATGGCCGGCCCCTACGCCGCCATCGTGCTGTGCTCGGGCATCGGGGCGCTGTGGGCGTTGTCGGCTGCGCCCACCGAGAGCCGGCGCGCCGGCGCCTGGTTGATGTTGCGGCTGGTGATTACCGCCGTGCTGCTGACCGGGGTGATCGCGCAGGTGCTCGAGCGGCTGTATGGCTGGCCCTCAGATCTGGCGCTGGGCTTGGTGGCGTTTGCAATCGGCATCGGTGGTGAGCGATGGCGTGCGCTGGCCAACATCGTCCTCAAGGCCGCCGAGCAACGTCTGGGAAGTGGCTCATGAGCGATCTGACATTCGTGCTGGCCTGCCTGGTGCTGGTCTACACCGGCTTTTGCCGCCTGGTGCACACCAACGTGCACACGCTGCTGTGCATTCGCGGCACGTTCTGGCTGCTCACCGTAGCCGCCGCGATTGCTGCTGCCGCAGTGCTGGTTTGGGGCTACCGGCCGGGCTGGCCGTCCGCGTTGCTGGCCAGCTGCGTGGCCGCCGTGCAAGTGGCCGCATCCATCCTGTGGCGCGACGGCGTGCCGCAGGCGTACCAATCCGAAGCGCCAGATGCGCGCTCCGTCCAACCCCCCGTCAACCACTGAAGGAGCCCGCCATGGCCAAATGGGTACACCCCGACGAGATGGACAACGGCCTCAGCGCCATCAAGACCAACGCCAACGCGCAGTGGTTGCTGAAGGCCTATGCGGCTGCCGACAGCTACGCGACCTGCAGCGGCAACATGATCGCCGAGGTGGCGATGGCCAGCGGCGACTACACGCTGGCCGATGGCGCCAGCAGCTCACGCACGCTGACCACGGCCTCTGGCAAGACCGACAGCGCAGCCAACGCCAACAGCGGCGCCACGCCCAATCTGCACATCGCCTTTGTCGACACCGTGAACAGCAAGGTGCTGTGGGTGACCGACGAGACGACAGATCAGGTAATCACCGCTGGCAACCCGGTGACGTTCCCCAGCGTGGTGCTGACGCGCAATCAGATCGCCTGATCAATGGCGGCAGATTCGAGCGTGGTTGCTGAGGTGCGTCCATGACATTTCCCATAGGCTGGGCCCGTCGCGCGCCTATCGTCTTGGCCGAGCCGAGCGAGGTGCTGTCGGGGTTCCCTCAGCACCTGGATGCCGCGTGCTTCCCGTCCGAAGCGCTGGATAGTGCGAGCGGCGACAAGGCGCTGAGCACTGGCGCTGATCTGAGGTTCAGCAGCGATGCGGCCGGCACCACCGAACTGCCGTTTGAGGTGGTGCGCTGGGTGCAGGATGCCAGTGCACCCAATCGTCGCGCCACTGTCCACGTTCGGGTGCCATCGTTGCCGACGGGCGGCGCCACGACGATCTACGTCTGGTACGGCAACGCTGCGGCGACCATGCCCGCAGTCACGGACCCCAACGGCCGCAACGCTACATGGTCCTCCTACCATGACGTGTTGCACCTGAACAGCACCGCCGCCGCGACCAATTCGACGGGCAACGCCGACTGGACGTTTGAGGGCGCACCGGCCAGCACCTACGATGGGCCAGCCGGGCTGATGCTGGACCTCGACGGCACAGACGATGCAGTCGTGGGGCCGATCTACAACCCGGCCGACCACACTGCGGAAATGCTGGTGCGCGTGGACTCCACGGCCGACCAGATCATCCTGACCCGCAGCAAGGCCGGCTCGATCAATGAGGGCATGTGGATCAGTGGGACCAAGCCTGCCGCGTTTCTTGACTACGCTGATGGGCTGCTGCCGTACCAATACAGCATCATCGATTCGCCTGTCGCCAGCACGGCCAACGTCGAGTGCTGGCAGTTGCGCAATCGCTCGCTGGCGGGCGGCTCTGGCGTCACCAGCAAGGCCCTCCCCACGTACCCGGTGCAGACCCACCAAGTCGGCGTCACGGACGGGGCGTACCTCTACAGCATCGGCGGGCATCCGCTCAACGCCGGAACGCCGGTCGCGTACAACCAGCGCTATGACCCAGCCACCGACACCTGGGCAAACCTGACCGCGCTGCCCGTGGCGCGCTGGGGCATGGGTGGCGTCTACCTGGCCGGGAAAATCTACTGCTTCGGCGGGCAGCTGTTGAGCGGCGCCGTGTCGAGCCGCTCTGACATCTACGACATCTCTGGCAACTTGTGGTCTTCCGGCGATGCGATGCCAGCGGGCCTTACCTCGGGCTACACGCAGGGCTTCACCGCGTGCACCGATGGCGTCGACATCTACGTGATGTCCGGCCCCGCGCTGTACAAGTTCGACCCAGCAGCAGGCGGCGGGTCGCAGTGGACGGCGCTCGCGTCCGCGTTTGCCGGGCAAGGCAGCTGGAAGTCCCTGATCTACGAAAGCGGCAAACTGTTCGCGTTTGGCGGGGCCGCCGCCGGTGCCGGGAGCGTGGTCGAGTACACCATCGCCACCAACACCTGGAACGCCACGATCTACGACACAGTGCCCTATGGCGCCTGGTGGGCGCAGGTTTGCTGCGACATGGGCGGCGGAACCTGGCTGGTTGGTTTCGGCCGAAATGCCATCACCGAGCAACTGCGCCAGCTTTGGACGTACACCCCGAGCACGAAAACATGGGCGCAGCGCGCGTCCTACGATGTGCCGACCAACGCCATCGCGGCGGCGTACATCAGCGGCAAGCTCTACATGTTCGGCGCCTGGGTCATCGGCACGCGCGAGACGTACAGCACCGGCCACCACGCGCAGTACACCTATGCCACCAACACCTGGGACACGGTGCCTGGGGTGACCGAGTTTGTGCGCAACAGCACCGTCATAGGCGGCACAGTCGAGCAGGCGACGCTTTGGGCCGGCACTGGCAAATGGTACGTCGGGCGACAGGACGCGCTGACGTCAACGCGCAGCGGGGCCAAGGTGGGAGAAATCCGCATCAGCGCATCGGCCCGGTCGCGCGAGTGGATGGCGCGGACAAAGCAGACGCTGCTGACACCCAGCGCCATTGCCGTCGTTGGAACTGCTGCCGCCGGTACCCACATCTTGGTTGGCGCAAATGCTGATCAGTCAGGGGTCAGTACCGCGGGCGCTATCTTGCAGACGCACCTGTTGGCTGGCAGTGACGCGGCCCAAGCGGCCAGCAGCACGGCGGGCGCCGTGAGCCAGGTGCATGCGCTTGCTGGCGCCGGGGCTTCTCAGGACGGCGCCAGTAGTTTGGGTGCTATCAGCGTGCCAGAAGGCGCCGTGGTGTTGGCGGCGGCCGATGCCACGCAGGGCGGCACCAGCTCAGGCGGCGGCATCGAGCAAACCCATCGGCTGGTTGGCGCCAACGCTGTGCAGGGCGGCACGAGCGCCCTTGCGCCCGCCGCGGTTGCCAACTTCATCTCCATTCCAGCGCAGACGCTGAGGATCGCTGCCGAGTCGCGCAGCCTGTACATCCCAGCAGAGTCCAGAACTTTGAGGATCACCCCATGACCTATGCCGCGCAGCCTTTGCCGATCGCGCCCGGCGCGAAATTGAACATCCACTGGCCCTGGGATGAATGGCTGGCCGGGGCTGGCATCGCCAGCTACTCGGTAATGGTGGTTGCGCCGCTGGTCAAGACCAGCGATCAGCGAGATGGCGCCAACGTCACGGCGTGGGTGGAAGTGCCTGCCGGCACGCCCTTCAACATCGGCCTGGTTGCGCGCTGCACGATCACCACCGACGAGACGCCTCCCCGCGTGGACACCCGGCGCTTCACCTTTCTGGTCACCGACCGATGATCCGCGTTGCGGCCGTCATCGTGGCCGTCGTGGTGGCCGGCCTGGTCGCCCAGACCATGCGCCTATCCAATGCGCATAGGACGCTAGCCGGCATCTACCTGGAGCAGGCCCAGGCCGCGCAGCTGGCCAGCGAGGCCGCCCGCATGGCCGAGCGCCGCATCAGCATCACCCACAACGAGATCGACACCCATGCCCAAGTCATCCGCGCCGCAGCGCGCCCTGTTGCTGATCGCGCTGCCGTTGCTGGCGACGGGCTGCGCCACCGTGCCGCCGCCGTCGTTGCCTCTGCAGATCCCGCCGATGCCGGCCGGTGCGCTGGCAGCGCCGCGCCCGGCGCTGTGCTCGCCGACGTGCTTGGAGGCATGGAGCGCCATGGTCGAGCGGTTGCTGCCTGGGCCGACGATCTCACCGTCGCCCTCGACGCCTGCCAGCGGGCCTATCAAGCCCTGACGCCGGTGCGCTGAGTGATGGTTCCGATGCGCGCCTCGATCGTTGTCGCCATCGCGGTGGCCTTTCCGGCGTGGTCGCAGACGGTAGTGCTCTACAGCCGCGCCGATGCGAAGCGCGCCGACCAGGTGCATGCGATGGCCTCGGCGTTTGGCCCGTCGCTGATCGACAGGGACCTGCCGCCTGGCGTTGCGTGGCGGCCGACCATTGCGGCGGCCATCTGCGGCGCGTCCGCGGTGTTCGTCGTGTGGTCCGAGCGGGCAGCTGCATCGGTCGAGGTGCGCCGCGAGATCGACACCGCGCTGGTCTGCCGCGTGCCGGTCGTGCCTGTGCTGCTGGATGGCACGCCGCTGCCCGGCCTGCTGGCCGACGTCAACGCGGTGGACTGGCGCTGACACAATACCGGTCAGGCGTCAGCCGCGGCGCTTGCACATCCGGCCAATTTGGCGGCAGCCTTGCAAGTTGTTGTCATGCAACGATCAGGGGCGATTGCAAATCCGTCTAGCCGGGTTCGACTCCCGGTCGCGCCTCCAGAAAAACGCAAGCACGACAAGCACTTAGACGCCCCGCAGATGCGGGGCGTTTTGCTTTGTGCCGCAGAAATCCGTCAGAATCCGCACCACGCCACCCGCAGTCGGTGGCAATGCCACCCGCTGGCGGACTCATCTGTCCGTCTAGGCGGGTTGGACCGTCCAACGGGGGTGCGATGTCTCATCACGTCAGGCCGCGTGGCGCCAGCTTCGAGCTGCGCGTCAAGCACAAGCTGCTGCCGCGGGGCGCGTTCTACGCGACCTTTCCCAGCAAGGTCGAGGCAAACAACTACGGTACGCAGCTGGATGCGATGCTCGATCGCGGCATCGTGCCCGTCGAGCTGTTGGCCGCGGAGCCGCGTAGCGCGGATGACCCGCTGCTGGTGGCGGTGGTGCGCGGCTACATCAACGGCGCGCCGCACCTGACGGCCAGCGACGACAAGCTGCTGGGCTCGCTGCTGGGGGACCTGGTCGGCCTGCGCGTGAGCGGCGTCACCTACCGCTGGGCAGGCGAGTGGGTGCGGCGGCTGAAGACCACTGACCACCTGGCGCCGGGAACCATCCGCAAGCGGGTCGGCGCGCTGGCCCGCGTTCTCGATTGGCATCTGGCGAGCGCGATCAAGGCCGGCGATACCGCTGCGGCGCCGGTCAACCCGCTGCGCTTGCTGCCGCGCGGGTACAGCCAGTACACCGAGGCCGAGCAGCGCGAGCTGGCCAGCGCGGCCAAGCCGACGCGCGTCGACCAGCACCGGGACAGGCGGTTGATGCCGACCGAAGAGGCAGCTGTGCGTGATGCGATGGCCGGCTTCAAGCGGGAGGACCGCGAGCGGCCCTGGACGGGCACGGCGGGGCCTGATGAGGCGTTCGCGCTGTTCTTCTCGGTGATCGTCGACACGGGGCTGAGGCTGCGCGAGGCGTACACGTTGCGCGTCGACCAGGTCGACACCGAGCGCGGGATCATCCGGGTCGAGGGCACCAAGGGCACGCGCGGCCAGATCAAGCCGCGGGTGGTACCGCTCAAGAAGCCGCTGCGCCTGGCGCTGGCCAGCTGGTGCGCTGGGCGCGTGGGGCTGTTGTGGCCCTACTGGTCGGGCGACCCTGCTGATCTCGACCCCGCTACGAGGCGGCTGTCAGCGCGGTTCCGCACCCTGTTCGATTACGCGCGGGTGCCGGCCATGACCGAGCACGATCTACGGCACGAGGCCACCTGCCGCTGGTTTGAGCTGCGCGACGCCGGTGGGCGCTGGGTGTTCTCTGACATCGAGGTGGCGCGCATTATGGGCTGGTCGAACCTCGGCATGGCGCTGAGGTATGCCAGCCTGCGTGGGGAGGACCTGGCCGCGCGGCTGGGGTAGGCCTACAGCGCGTCGAGCGGGCTCACCACGCCGCGGCCGCCGCGGTTGAGCACGTGCGTGTAGATCATCGTGGTCTCAACATTGGCATGGCCCAGCAGCTCCTGGATCGTGCGGATGTCGGTACGCCCGCGCAGCAGGTGCGTGGCGAAGCTGTGGCGCAGCGTGTGCGGGGTGGCCGGCTTGCTGATGCCTGCCGCCCGCACCGCGGCCTTCATCGCCTTCTGGATGCAGCTGTCGTGCACGTGGTGCCGGCGGATGATGCCCTCGCGCGACTTGTTGTACGTAGGCGTGGCAAACACCCACTGCCAGCCGAGCTGGCGCGCTGCGTGCGGGTACTTTCGGTGGATGGCGTTGGGCAGCTCGACGTCGGCGTGGCCACTGGCCAGATCGCCGGCGTGCAGGATGGCGCGCTGCACCAGGTGCTGCCGCAGCTCGGCCTTCAGCGACTCGGGGAGCATCGTCTTGCGGTCCTTGCCGCCCTTGCCTTCCCGCACGGTGATCTCGCCGGCCTCGAGGTCGATGTCATGCACGCGCAGGCGTAGGCCTTCCATCACGCGCATGCCGGTGCCGTAGAGCAGCTTCAGCACCAGGCCGTTGACGCCGTGCAGGTTGGGCAGCAGGCGCTGGATCTCGGTCTCGGTGAGTACCACGGGCAGGCGCCGGCTCTTCTTGGGCTGGGTCAGGTCCTGCAGCCATGGCAGATCAATGCCCAGCACGCGGCGGTACATGAAGCGCAGGCCGTGCAGCGCCTGGCCGTGGGTCGACTCGCTGCAGTCGCGCTCGTTGACCAGCCAGTTGAGGAAGGCTTCGACATCGGCCTGGCCCATGTCCTGCGGGTGGCGCTTTCCCGACCACAGGATGAACTGGCGACACCAGTGCCAGTAGGCATCGGCGGTGTTGTCGCTCTTGCCCTCGTAGCGGATCTGATCGCGCAGGCGCTGCTCCAGTCGCTCGGCGGTCGATGCGCACGGCCGCACGGCCTGGTTGTGCCGTGCTTGCTGCCGCTGCGGATTCTGTTGCGTGACAAGGGCTTGCATGATCACGATCCGGGTTATGCCGCGATGGTCGCGGGTTAAGTCCTGTTGGGCGTCTTGCTGTCCTCGAAGCCGTGCTCCACGTCCCGCCAGTCGCCGCCATGCTTTTCCTTCATGTCCAGCGCCCTGAATCCGGCTGACTGCTGGCGCCTGAACTCGCGCGCCTCGCACACGTCGGCCGTGATCGTCAGCGCACCCTGGCAAAGCATGTAGCGGCCGGTGCTGGTGCCATCCGGGCCGAATTCCTCAACCAACCATGCGTATGTCACGAGTAGTCCTCGTCAAAGTTGCAAGCCACCGTCCATTGCTTGCCGCATCGGTGGCACTCCACGATGTCGTGCTCGTCCACCACGCCACAGCAGTCCACCGTGCGCGGCTCGGGGCAGCGTTGCAGGTGCTTCTGGCAAAGCTCGGGCTTCTCGGCGTCGTGAAGGCTGCACCCGCCTTTGATCCGGCCGCTTTCATAGCGCTTAGGCGTCGTCATACAGGTCGTGCTCCTGGCACAGGTTGTCCATGTCCAGCCTGGCGCGGTACACCTCCAGCTGTCCGCCCTCGCGCTGCACCACGTAGCGGTAACGCTGGCCCGGCCGAATCTTCCACTTGTCAGCCTTCACGCCTTCCAGCACCAGCGCCTCATCTGCGGTCAGCGGCACATCAGGCGGTGGCCCGTAGTTTCGCCAGTGGTAGCTGGCGTCGCAGTCATAGAACTTGCGCGCCGTTCGCTGTTCGTCCTTCAGTATCAGTGCCATCGTTTCCTCGCTTTTCAACCGGCCGCCCAACCCATCGCTCAACCGGACCCGCTGCGCGGTCCGGTTAGCTCAAACGTTGAGCCTTAGTCAAACTCGCCAGGCATCGGCAGCCATGACAGATGCGCGTGCCTTATGTGGCGCGGCTCCGGGTCGCTGATCTGGGTGACTTCAATCCACTGCAAAGAGATGCCGTCCACCGTCCTGCCGGTCTCCCGTTCAAACTGAGTGACCGCATCCATCAACGTCTTCTGCGCTTGCGAAATCAAATCGGAGAACTTCTGAGTGGTCGGGCTCATCGCGCCGACGCTGCTGTGTTTCGGGATAGTCATATGGTGGTTCCTTCGATTCAGATCATTCAGCTTAGCGCCTCGAGCCTCAACTCCCAGCCCCCATGTCCACCAGCTGCGGCAGCGTGCGCGCAGCGCCCCGGCCGCGCTTACCCTGCTGCTCCATCTCGACCGTGGTGGCCGCCGGTGCCGCCGGCTTGCGCCGCTTCTCCGCCTGTTCCAGCGCCAGCTGATCCAGCCGCAGCCAGAAGGCGCCGGCCGGGATCACCCAGCCATCGCCAAACTTCAGGCCGGGCAGATCGCCGGCCCGCAGCCGCTCTTCCACGGTCTTGACGCTGCACTCCAGCAGCTCGGCCGCGTGCTTGGTCGTGAGAATCTGCGCTGTGCTCATGCTGCCCTGGCCTCTCGGGGTGTCTTCTGCGCCTGGTCGGCCGCAATCAGGCGGTTGACCTCGGCGTTGCTCCACGTCGATGCGGCGATGGCCGTGGGCCAGTCCACCAGTTCGGCCAGGTCGTCCATGTAGCCCAGGCCCTGGCGGGCCACCTGAAGGTCGGGGCCGTCGAAGCGCACACGCCCCGTGCGGCTCCATCGCTCGACCAAGCGCGCGGCCACCCCGAGCTGCGCGCCCATCTCGGCCTGGCCGGCGCCCAGCACCTGCGCCACCTTCCACCAGGTGAGCACGCTCTCGACGAAGTGCCACATCACCTCGGTGTCGGCACTGCCGTTGACGATGGCGTCGTGGTTTTCGTGGTGGCAAAGGCCCAGCGCAACGATCTGCTCGTGGCGCAGCTTGGGGCGCGGCGCAAGGTGCGGCATGCGGGCCAGCAGCTCTTCCTTGCTGCGCTGGTGTCGTGGCTTCTTCATGCGGCGCCCCAGGGCTTGTTCGTCAGTGGGTTGATGCCAGGCTTGCTGGTGCTGAAGCCGCCAGTCAGTGGCTCACCAGGGGCGACGAAGTACCGGGTGTCGACCGGGGTGGCCGACCGCTTCACGCCCTCGAATGCCTCGTGGAACTTGACCTCGCGCCCTGCCGGCACGGCAACAGGGGGCACCGGATCGGCGGGCGCTGGGGCGGGTGCTGGCGCACTGGCCGGGCGAGGCTGGCTCACCCATGCCAGCGCGTCGTTGCCGTCGGCAAAGTACCTCGATGCGCGCTGGCCCGGCATCTTCACGCGGGTGATCAGGCCGCGCTTGGTCAGCCCGTACATGTAAGTGAATGCCGTCTGCATGCTGATGTGCATCAGCTGCTCCAGCTCGCCGATGCTGACGCCTTCGGTGCGCGCGGCGAACTGCAGCGCCTGCGCCATGCGGGGCGGCACTGGATCAGGTGCCGTCCCGCCATGCGGGGCCACCACAGGCGCCGGGGCCTGCAGCGGCTCGCCCATGTGCTTGGCCAACTGGATGACGCTGAGGCCGCAGCGCTGCAGCATCACCTGGCAGACGTCGAGCACGTCGAGCTCGCTCAGCACGTTGGCCTTCATGCAGCCTCCACACCACGGTGGGCGCGCTGGGCCACGACCACCAGGCCGGCGCGGTGCAGCTTGCCGATCAGCAGGTGCGCCGAGACCGCGGTGATGCCGAGCGTGCGGCCCAGCTCGGCGCGGGTTGGTGCTTCACTGTGGGCCTTCCAGTGAGCGGCGATCGCGCGCAACGCGGCCCGCTGGCGGGCGCCGGTGTAGGGGTGCTGGGTGCGGCTCATGGTTGCGGGAACTCGTCGTGTGTGCGGCCATCCAGCAGGCGGCCGGCGGCCT